CCTTTACTTTTCGCTAAATCCATTCTTCGTTCGTGTAAAACATTGCATAGATGATTGTAATCATCTCTCTCCACGTTTCCTCCTCTTGTTAAATTCCAAAGGGCATTCATCCATTTCAGTGACTACATTCGATTTTCCCACTGCTTTAAACTTCAAAACGCCCTTATGTCTGGAATCTCTGTTAATACAGCATATATTGTTATGATAGTGCCAACAAAAACTATTAACTAACGGACATTCCTCTTTCAAACAGACTCCTTTCATTTACCCCTCTATATATACAGGGAATCTGCAAAAATCCGCTGGCCACAGACCTCGGCTATATGGCCACAGAACATCAGTCTGTGGCTATTTTCATTTTTTTTGCCATATTCGTGAATTTTTCAAAAAAACTCCCCTGTATATATAGAAGGGGAGTAGTGTCATACATGGCACACGATATAGAAGTTACTAACAGTTAGTACTATAAGTACTCTAAGAAAGGACTAATAAACTATGGCTAAAACTCTTATGAGGGTTAAACGTAAAGTTAAACCTGTAAAGACTAAACCTCCTAAAGTAAAGAAGCCTACTCCTCCTAAAACTAAGATCAAACGTGCTGGTAGTAAAAAGAAGGTCTCAACAGTAAAAAAGAAAAAGAAGTAGATTAGAGTGGCTAATATGAAAATCGTAAAGCACAAAGATACTGATTACGAAATATATACTGTCTCTGAGTGGCAAGAAAAGGGAAACCCTATACCAGAGCCTTTCAGTGCAAACTCAAAAGACAGCAAGTACGTTCTTAGTGAGGATGGCTTTGTAATAGCTGTTTTTGGATGTAACCAGTTAAATAAATGGCAGTTTACCTTAAAGACTCCATATGGAATAGTAAAGTGGAGAGGTGGTAAAGTTCATACAGATGAATGGCTTAATGGCTTTGAAAAGTATGGAGAAGGTAAAGAGTATCTTACTGACAAACAAAGAAAGTTTGCTCAGATATATTCAGCTACTAATGATCGTATCAAAGCCGTTATGATAGCATACGATGAAAAGAACAGGGACAGAGCGAGGAAAAAAGCATCGAGACTGCTTAACATCGAAAAGGTGAGAAAATACGTGGATAAGTTAACGCAACAGGCTTTAGATGATCTTGGAATAGATCATTTATGGATTCTGGAAAAATTGAAGAATGTCATCGAAGATGATGATAAAGATCGAGTATCGGCTCTAAAAGAGATGATCGAGATCGCAAATCTTAAAAGCAAAACCAAAATATCTGCTACGGCCAGTATTCCTTTACCCCCTTCAGTAATAAAACAGATTACTGGCGAAACAGAACCAAAGGCTTTTGCTTCATATGAGGTAACAGATGGAGCTGACTCAGGAACAGAAGACGAAACTCCTGGAGAAGATGTATCGTGATATTGAGTACTTCGCAAAAGTCTGTGTTCCGCACCATGTTACTTCTGAGACCCCGGACTTCCATCGAGAAGTCTTTAGTCTTCTAAATGACGATACAGTTAGAAAGAAGGCTGTAATTGCTCCTCGTGAGCATGCCAAGAGTACTATTGCCAACCTGATATTTCTACTTCATAGAGTGTTATTCCGGAGAGAGAAATTTGTTGTTATAGTCTCTGAATCATTCGGACAATCGGTATTGTTCCTGGATGCGGTTAAAAGAGAGCTGGAAGTTAATGAAACGATAAAGTATTTGTTTGGTGATCTCAAATCCGATAAATGGGCCGAAGCGGATATCGTTACAGCAACAGATATCAGAATTACCTGTAAGGGTTCCGGCCAGAGGATGAGAGGATTAAAGTACAGGCAGTATAGACCCACACTCGTGATACTCGATGACTTTGAATCTGAAGCAAATACTGAAACTCAGGATCAGCGTGACAAGCTCTTTCGGTGGATCAATGGCGCTGTGCTACCTGGTCTGGATCGTAATGGGCGTATTCTGCTGATCGGCACTATAGTTCATAATGACAGTTATCTAAATCATATCAGGAAATTGGGAAAAGCAACCGGTTGGAAGGTACTCTACTTTCAGGCAGAAATAACTGATGAGAATGATAATCCTAAGGCTTTGTGGGAACAACGTATTCCTTTAAAAGAACTTCATGAGAAAAAGGCCGAGTATGCAGCTCAAGGCTTGCTCGATCTGTATTACATGGAATATATGAACATTGCCCAGGACCCTGAAGGACAACCATTCACTCAGGATATGATTCAGTATTATACTGGAACTGTAGAAAGAAATGATCAGGGATGGTGGATACGGACAGATAGTAAAGACGGACCCGAATACGAACCGGTGAACCTTTACATAGGTTTAGACCCGTCACTTGGAAAGTCAAAAGGGGACTGGACAGTATTTGTGGTTATTGCGATCAACGCAACTGGAAAGATTTATGTCATTTCAGTGGAGCGATTGAGGATCAATCCTGTTGAGATTGTAGAGAAGATGTTTGATTACGGACGCAGATATCCTGGTGTTCTTCAAGTTGTTGAAACTGTAGCATATCAGGAATCGCTGATACACTTTGCCAGGGACCGGATGAGGAAAGAAAATTTTCATATTCCGATCAAAGAAGTAAAGCCAAGAATGAGAAAATCAGAACGGCTATTAAAAATGCAACCTTATTTTGCATCACTGAGGGTGAAATTAAGAAGGGAGCATACGGCTCTAATAACCGAGCTGTTAGAATTCCCCAAAGGTGCTAATGATGATACTCTTGATGCTCTCTGGAATTCTCTGGAATACACCTCTGAAGCGACATCGAGGAAACATCAGAAGAATTTTAAGAAGCGTAAGAGATATTATAATTGGGCATCACTATAGGAGATAACATGAAAGACATTGTAAATCTTGCTGGATTTTATGAGTACTTAAAAGAACTGGAAGGAACAGGTTTCTACGGGAAACTAATGGTTTCTTTCCAGAATGGAAAAATAACAAATGCAAAGCTGGAAGCGTCACTCAATCTGGATCAATGGAGGACGAATGAAGAGTCTTGATATACTTGGCTGTAAACATCCGATATTAATTAATCCATCTTTAGAGTGGGGACATATTAACCACAAACGTAAACATATCCAGATTAATGATGAGCTGGAGCATCCTACTACGCATAATGAAGTTTTACTTCATGAAGTAATACATGGCCTTGATTACATATCGGATATTGGATTAGAGGAAGATCAGGTGAAGGCACTGGCCGGTGGTCTGATTAATTTCTTCAATCTCAATCGAGAATTTGTAGAGGCTATCCTGGAAGGACGATGTTATGCTCGATCCGAAAGCCAGGGAAGCGATTGACGCATACGAAGTTTATCGAGATCAACGTAAATCACACTACGATGAAGTTGCTAAAGACAGAGATTTTGTTTTAGGGAACCAATGGACTGATGATGAAGCATCCGAGTTAACAGCAAGAGGTCATGCACCTCTGGTGATTAACAGGATACAGCCGGTCATCATGCAAGAGATTGCAATAATGACAGCAAACAATGTTGAGTTCAGAGTACTGGCCAGAGAGGATGGCGATGTTCGAGTAGCTAAAATTGGTAACGATCTTCTAACCTATATTCAGGATAGAAACAATTTCCAGTTAGCATTCTCAAACATCATTTATGACTTTCTGGTTCCAGGTTGTGGGTATGGTTACGTTTATGAAGATAATTATAGCTTTGATGGGGCAGAGGTTGGTATTGACCATTTGCCTTTTGATGATGTCTTTCCCGATCCCTATGCAAGACGAGTTGACTTATACGATGCAGAGAATATCATAGTTTCAAAGAAGATTACTGAGGGACAGTTCTTACGATTGTTCCCAGATATGAAAAGTGCTCTTACGAGAGCGGAATCAGATTTCACTGGCAATGTTAATGCCAATACTGGTTTGTATAATCAAATTAAGGTTAGACAACCAAGAGATATATACGATCCTAAAAGGAAGTTGTACAGGATCATATATCGATATTCAATGAGTAAAATACCGAAAGTTCGAGTAGTTGATTCTAATGGATCAGTTACTCTATACAAGCCGGAGAGATGGGAAGAAGTTAGACAAAAGCCAGCAGTAAGAGAAGCATTGGCTTTAGAGGCCCTGAAAGCCAGAGATGTTTGGGACGATCAATCGTATGTTGAGGTTTCGTTAGGTGGTACAGTATTAACCGATAAGGTTGAACTGAAATCAAGACGAATACCTATTATTCCCTTTATGAATTTTCATACTGGTACACCTTATGCCATTGGCGATGTACGGCCATTAAAAGGGATACAGAAGGAAATTAATAAACGGAGATCGTTATTGATTGCTCATGCCACTACATCTACGGCAAGCAAACTATTAGTTGAAAAAGGATCAGTAGACGATATTGAGGAGATTGAACGCAAGAACGCTCGTCCAGGATCAGTAATTGAGTATAATCCTGGCTATCAAGTTCCTACTCAAAGTATGCCGGTTCCTTTGCCTAATGGTCTGTTTCAGTTGGAAGCTGAAGCAAAGTATGATCTCGAATATGGTGCTGGTATGTTTGCCATATCCCAGGGTTCTACCAGGGATGCTCCGGAAACATTCAGAGCCACTTTAGCCATCGAGGAATTTGCCAACCGAAGGCTTAATCTGAAGATGAGAAATATAACAAACTCTTTGTCAATCATGGGTAATGTTGTGTGGGAGTTCATGCAGAAAATCTATGATTACGACAAAGTTGTACGGATTACCACATCAGATGGGGACGAAAGACAGATTAAACTCGGTCTGGTGAGCGATCCCAAAGAGGCTGAATTAAAGAAAATATTCGACATAACCACAGGAACTTACGATGTGAAGGCCGTAGGTGGCTCTACAATGGCTTCAAATCGTTGGGCAGAATTGCAAGAATACAAAGAATTGTTACAGATAGGTGCAATCGATCAGGTCGAGTTCCTGAAGAAAACAGATATATTTGATCGTGAAGGAATCTTAGAGCGTAAGGGACAGATTCAGCAACTTAGCGGCCAGTTAGAACAGGTCATGGGGATGCTTGAAGAGTCTCAGAAATTAGCGAAATCTAAGGATTCTAAAATACAGTCGTTGATACAGCAATTAGTAAAGGCTCAGTTGACGATTAAAGAGATGAACAAAACCCAAAAGGCTGAAACAGCCAAAGAAGGAGAATAAAATATGCATTTCGACCAAAAGGGAAATCCTAATATTTCCCAATTTCAACAACCGAATAATCAACAGCAACAAGGTGGACAAGCCACTCCTCAATTAGACCCTGTGACTCAGCAGTTGCTTAAGCAGAATCAGTTAATGGCTCAGCAACTTCAGGCTTTGACACAGGCAGTCGCATCCCAACAGCAGCAAGCAAGTGCTCCACAGCCTCCGAAACGGCCAGAAAATTTCAATCCGCACGATATGTTTAATCCGGACACTGAAACTGGCAAATGGTATCAGGCTCAGAGGGAGTATGAGAATCGTGAATTGTTGCAGAATGTTGGCAGTATTATGAAAGAAGAGATCGGCAAGGTAAAACAGGAAAGTACTTATGATCAGCAGATTCAACAGTTTGCTAATCAGAAAGGCATCTCTTACGAAGAGGCTGTTCAGTTTAAGCAATTCATGGATGACCCACAGGCTGATCTCAATACATTGTACGAAGTATTTCGTGCAAGGCACAATTCAAACAATCAGCAAGAAAATAATAATGCTCCGGAAGGTCCGGTTCCTCAACCGAATCAGACCTTTCAACCGAATGTTCCAAAGCCGAATGCTGTAACTGGAAATCCCCAGGGAGTTCCTACCGGACAATCTGGTCCACCTCCGGTGAATCAGGTCACTACCGGTGATAATGGAATGCCTACAGGAAGGAGTTTTGCAGATGCAGCTCGTGAACAAGGCTACGGAGATAATGGTGCTGGAGTGCGACAAGGATAGTGATGTAATTGTTATATAATTCTTATTACAATGAACTTTATTCCGGAATGGGTTCTACATGGGATGGGACCACTACTGGAGTTCTGTTTACGGATAGACGAGATTTTTATATTGATCCCTATGAAATGGCTTTCATTTATGCAAGTGTTGCTCCTTTTACCGCTTTTGGAAGTCAATTACCTGTGGTCGAAAGTAACGACCCTGATTTTAAAATGTTCGAGCATGATGATCACTTTGTTGATCAGAAGTTCTTGGTAGATGATGCTGATGGCGCGGCTTGGAGTGCATCTGGTGCTGTAGGTGCAGAGGCAACTATTGCTGGTGCTGATAATGCTACCGCTATCGCATTAGGTGACAATCTGGAAGGTCTGGAAGTTGAGATTCGTGATTCAACCGGTGATTTGAAGTCAATCGCATTGATTACAACTTATAATGCCGGTGCTATCACTTTTAAACATATCTCTAATCCGGAGGAATCTGACAATGCAGCTGATGCTATTGTTGATAATGATATCGTATATGTCATTGGAAACATGAGAGCTGAAGGTAGCCGGTCTCCGAGTGGATGGTCCACTCAACCGAGAACGTTCTGGAATTCTTGCCAGATTCAAAAAACTCCTCTGAAAATTTCGGGGACCTTACTGAAAGCTGCTTTACGTGGCTGGAGTTCGGAACTTGAAAGATTGCGTGTTATGAAAGGTCATGAACATGCAATTCAGAAAGAGCGTTCCAAACTGTTTGGAGCCAGAGCTGATGGTAACGATGCTCCTTCAACAAGCATGCTCGTTGATGCAGATGGTGAACCAATTCGTTCTACGCTCGGTATTGTACCGGCTTTGAATCGTTATGGTACAGCCACTGGTGATTATAAAAATATCTTTACTATCACTGCATCTTCGTATGATTATGATACGTTTTTAGATGATAGTGCAAACTGGTTTAAGTTTATGCCTGAAGGTGGAAAACTTACTCTTATGGGTGGTTTAGGTCTGGTTAACTTTTTCCACAAAATCGGAACGAATGGTTTCTTAGGAAACTCCGGTGCTTCCGTACAAATTGGGCATAGAGTAATGGGTGGTGTTGGTTATGCCTTCACCGAGTTCTACGCTCCGGCTGGAACTATTGAACTGGTTTACAATCCTCTGTTTAAATACGGGTACACTGATTGGGGTATCTTGCTCGACAAGACAACCATCCAGCGTGTTCAGTATCGGAGTGATGAGTACCAGGCAGCTATTCAAGAGAATGACGCTGACTACGTAAAGGATCAGTACTTCTCCGATGATGGCGTTAAAATAACTAACCTACACAAAAACGCTCTGCTTAAATTAGCATAATCTCAATACTAACGAGAGGGGTCTTTTGGCCCCTCTTTTTTTTTATAGGAAGGTCTAAATGGCAACAACAGCAGCTTTAGAGGATGCGGTAGGTTACCGATTAGGTTTTACAATTAGTGCTACTTCAGTACCTACATCTACAGAAGTGCAGGCCTGGTTGACCGAAGCAGCTCTCAAGATCGCTAAACGGGCAAATCCCTTATTGATAGAAGGACTTATTAACGTATTTGCGGAATCACATCAACAGATTACACTTTCAGAACTGACTAATTATTTAAGGCCGGTAGGATTACATTTATACTATTCCGCCGATTCTTTGGGAGTAAGACAGGCAAGGTTTCTTGATGTAGCAAGTTTCGGTAAGGCAGTAAGGGGTTCGAGTGCGTTTATTAAAGGGACTTTAGAGTTTCCGGTATATACAATACGGGCCGGAAGTGTCCAATGGTATCCTTACCAGAGTACACCAGAAGCGGATACAGGTGTGACACTTGATGAATCTATTGATATTCATGAGACTGAATGGACCGTAAGTGCGACAGCCGGTTTTAGCGAGAATGATATATTAAAAGTAGATAATGAGGTTGTTACCGTAGATTCAATAGATAATTCAACTACAATGACGGTATCCAGAGGACAATATGGAACATTGCCGGATACCCATGAGAATACAACAAATGTTTATTCAATAACTTCTTCAAATAATAATATTGCAGTATTTGAATATATACAAGAGCCAGCGGATGCATCTGATTTACCGGACATATTCAATGAGGTTATGATAGACTATGCAACGATGATGGCCAAACTGCAAGATGAGGAATTAGCAGACGCTCAAGTATTTGGACAACTGTTTGATAAAGAGTTTGGAGGTACGGCATGACAAAACAGGAATTAAGAGAAGAGATTAGGATGATTCACTTTCCTGATATACCGGAGGAGAAATTGCTAACTCCTTTACTCGACAAATTGATCTTAAAAGCTTATGAACGTACCGTTACAATGGGTATGACATATCCACAGAACACTGATAAGGCGTTGGTTGACGGTTCTTACGATATGTCTCAAATAACAGACTTCTGGGAACCACGATGGTATGAATACAATGGAAACAAACTTGTCAAGATGGAATATGAAAATATATCTCAGGTTCCTGTTGTATACAGTTCCGAGTCTGACAGGCGATATTATTACCAGAAAGATAAAACTCTTTACATGATAAACGGTACGACTGAAACAGTGTCGATATTCTATTGGGCCAAACCACCGGTTCCGGCAAATGACACGACCGAGTTTGTGGCCTTAGAAGATACCTTTTCTCCGGTGATTGTATCGAGAGTATGCTGGCAGTTGGCTCAAGGTCTAAAGCCGAAATTAGTAACTGGTTATATAGCCGGTTACAATGAAGAGTTTAAAAAACTAAGAGAGTATTATATAAAGAAACATTCTACTAATCGTGGCTACGTCACGCCGGTAGATTTTTAGGAGGCTATAATGTCCGCAAGAGATATAATTGTTCAAGAGGACTTGCAAGATGCCGTAACCATAACAAATAGCGAAACACAAGTGGTTAATATTATGTTTAATCAGAATTCTTACAAACACAGTAAGACTGATGGCATTATTAGCCTCTCTGTATATCCTGAAATTACGAGTGGTTCAAGTATGACTTTAGAAATTAATGCTTATCCGTTGGATAAGGATGGAAACTTACCACGCAATAGTGCTGATTTCAAGAAGGTGTTACGTGCAGCTGCAACATTCACATCGTCCGCAGAGGGAACTGATCCCCCTTATATGTATGAAATCACAGATATGGTTAAATGTTTTGGTATTCAAATAGAACTAATCCAGGCTGGTACTGGTGTAACCAGTGCTAAAGTTGGTCTGAATTACTAAGGAGGAACTATGGCGACTTTTAGAGATGTGGCCAATAAATCCTTCAATAGGTTGACTGCTATAAAAAGGGTCGGTTCTACATCAAATAGAGAGAGTATTTGGTTGTGTAAATGTGAATGCGGACAAGATACTGAGGTTACAATTAGTAGATTGACCAGTGGTAGAACTAAGAGTTGTGGATGTCTTGCGAAAGAAAATGGTAAATATAACACAGTGCATGGAATGACATCTAAAAATGGTAGCGAAAAAAAGCCAGTATATCGAGCCTGGCAAAATATGAAAACAAGATGCTACAATCCAAATTACAGGGCATCAAGTAGATATCTTGGAAGGGGAATTGATGTTTGTAAAGAATGGAAAGGCGATTTTTTGTCTTTTTATGCTTTTGCTATAAACAATGGCTGGCAAGATGGTTATCACGTTCATAGAAAGAATAATGACAAAGGTTACTATCCAGGAAATGTGGAATTTCTTTCTCCGCAAGAACATAAACTAATACACAAAGGAGGAGAATGTGCAAACGTTTAATAATGCTTTTACCAAACTACCTTACTCTTTCAATGGCTGGAAGAATGGTGCAGTAGGATTAATTCCGACAAAGGATTTAAAACTGCTCACCGATCCGGGTTCTCTCCTGGGATTGGGAAGTGGAAATAAAAAGAAAACTGAA